TTCCTCGGCCCTTCTCTAATTCGTGCGAGAGATTCAGAAAGGGACATCGGTGTCCTCCACGGCTACTGGCGACGCCAGCGAAACGTCCACCAGATCCTGCCCGTATTGGCTCGTCCTCGTCCTGATGCGGACAGCCTCCTTGCGCTCCTTGGCGTCCGCAAACAGGTTCCCTGCGATGCGGTCAAACGTCGTGACGTACACGACCTCGCCGCCGTCCGGCCTGATCCCCACCCGCCACTTGGTGTACGGCTTCCCGGCCTTGCTAGTCCCCTCGTCAGCCTTGAGGTACGAAACCATGCCGACTGTCTCCGTATCACCGTCACCGAAACCACCCGTACCGCCGTAGGAGGCGCTAGGAGCCTCTACAGGGCGCTCCGTGGCTTGGGGGGTACTCGGGGCAGGGTCAGGCTTCGGAGCCGTCCTAGCGGCTTCCCGTGGCTGCGTCGCCGATCCAGCATTGCCGGACGGCTGGCGACCCGCTCCGGCATTTCCCGGACTGGACCCCTGATTCCGGGCCAGCCGCTCGTCGGTGTCCTCCTGAGCGTCTAGGTCGTCTGCGGCCAACGCGAGGGCGCTTTGCAAACTATAACGACGCATGTAACTCACTGCCCCTCCAATTGCTTGTTGGCTCATGCCATTGACCAGCGGAGTGGCGTAGGCCGGGAACGTGATCTGGTCGCCGGACTCATGGATGAACATGGTCTGGACCTCCACGAAGCCTCCGACCTTGTCGGTGGACACGGGCTGGAACAGGGCCAAGCCGTGTTCCTTCAGCACTGGCTTGATGACCTCCAAGAACGCATTGAGGCTGGCGTAGCGGTACGGCTTGCCGTCCTGCTTGTACGCGGCGTTCTTGCTGTCCGTGTGGGGGTTGGGAATGTTCTGCGCTGCCTTGACCAGCGCAAGCACTGCTCTGTTGGGTGGCGTTTCTGCCATGATTGTCTCTCCTGCCGCCTAGTTGTGAAGTGCCGCAGGCATGACGGCCTGCATGCGGTACGGTGAGTATACCAATACTTTACTGATGCGCAAGGACGGGGAGCGGCCATCCGTGGCCGCCCCCCTGAACCGAGATGCCTACTTGCGCTGCGAGTCAAACACGCTGCAAAACCAGAAGCCTACAGCAAGGCTGACCACGAGAATGATAACGGCCATTATGTCCTGCGTCATGCGCACTCCAATCTGTCTCGCAGATGCTCTACCAGCGTATTGACCTTGGCTGCCTGGTTAGCCACGCGACTGTCGTTGAAGGAGTACTGGGCCTTGTGCATGCCCAGCGTAATGGCCTCGTTGCGGATGGCATCCACCAGTTCGCAGGCAGATGCCACATACATGGACCTGCCGTTGACCATGACCGGGATGCTGTCCGGCTGCTTGAGCATGTCCGCGATAACGCCTGCGATCTTGGCGTATGGGTTTGGCGTTGTCATAGGACAGCCACTCCGATCGTCGGGTAGTACGCGTCGATGTCCTTGTCCTTGGCATCTGCTGCCTTGTAGACGTACAGCGCGCAGCCGCGTGGGTCGCCTTGGTGATAGGCGTGCAGTGTGGGGTACTTCTGCAATACCTTGGCAACCTGACGCAGCGCACGCGCTTCTAGATTGACCGTCTTGCCGACTTGCGACCGTGCAGTGCCGTCATCCTCAATCCAGACCTCGCCATTGCACTCACGCTCTGCCCACCTGTGCAGCGCAAACTGTGCGCGGCGTAGCGTGTTGATGTCATCGTGCGCGATGCCAAGCCGCGCCAGCGCGGCAATGCTGTATGTGGATTCTCTGACGCTCATTTCATCTCCTTTGGAACTGCGCGAAGTGCCGCCTCGACCATGTACGCGATGGCGAGCAGGTACTTGTCGCTGTAGAGGATCTCTCCGTTTGGCTCCTTGCGTGCGATGACCGCCTCTTGGTCGTTGCCAAGCCGTAGCGTTACTGTGCCACTGACAAGGCTGTCTAGGTTCTTGGCTGCACTGTCCATTGCATAGCAGTGCTGCCTGGACTCTCGGCCCAGGCTGTCCGTGCCAAGGACAATCCACTGCGCTGCGGCACGGGCCTGCTGTGTTTCTGCAAGTTTCACTGATCCTCCATCCTGCGGACGGTCACCGCGTACTGCTCGCCGCTGTCCAGCAGCACGATGCATCCATGCCCGTGATCCTTGAACGGCGTGTGACGGAACGAGGAAACGTCGTTGATCGGCGCTGCGCCAATTCTCTCTACGGCGTCGGTAGCAGTCTTGCTGCATAGCGCCACCACTATGCGATCCTCCAACACGCGCTCTATTGCGCCCGGTGCGATCATGTCCATTGCTGTCTCTCCTGTCTCGGTTGCGAATCCGCGCCACGCGGCACGGGCGGTCAGGCTGGGCGCGCCAGCCCTCCCGTCCGGGCCGAGTCAGCGCATGGCCGCAAGAAAGGTCTTCGACCAATCCGGCTCGTCCACGATGCGCTCGCGGATACGGCTGCTATACGGAATGGATCCGGCGATGGCCCTGCTGCGCGAAAAGCGCAGCGATCCGGCCTTGCCGATGAACACAAACCACGATACCTGCGGGTCTGGGTGGCTCATCACGATGTACTTGTCGCTGCGCGTCTGCACATCGACGTATCCGGCATCCTTGCAGCGTTCGTAGAAGATCTCTCGCAGTCTCATTGGTGTCTCTCCTTGTAGGGTTGATGCGTCAGATGACGTTTGCCATGCAGTTCAGGGCATCGGCCTGATGCCGCGTAATCATGCTGTTCTTGTATGCGTTGTTGATGTCCAGCCGGACTGTGTGCAGCAATTCGTCAACCTGCTTGACTGGGATGTCGCTGCGCCGCTCCATGATGTCAAGGATCGACTTGGCGAGCCGAATGTATGTCGTTGTTGTCATTGCTATCTCTCCTTTGCTGTGCGTCATGAGACTGCGCTACGCAGCGCAGCCACAATCCGCGAGTCCATCCGGTCCTGAACGGCCATTTCTAGCGCGTCCCGCATCCACTGCAACGCCACAGGATTGGCGTGCAGCGTGTCCTTGGTGGGGCAGGCCAGTACGGTCTGCAACTGGTCTGCCGCCGTGGTGCTGCCCTCTGACTGCGCAATGGCGTGCATTGCATACGCCATGTCCTGTGCCTGACGGGTGAGGGTGATATCGATGTGTCTCTCCATGTAGGTACTATACGGCTAATCTACCCCTTGTCTACCACAAATAGCAGAAAAATCCTGCCGACCCCCGTGGCAGCGCCCCAGAGGGGGTCGGACTAGCCGATATGCGTGCTAGCGAAGGTGGGGCTGGTACTAGACGGCAACTGGATGCCCCGGCCAGCCAGGTCCAGGTAGCGGTCCAGTTCCACCTGCCACTCCGCGCTGGTCTTGCTAATGGTCGCCGCCAGCCTGTCATCCAGTTCCCAGTCGGCAGTCCCTGCGACCACTGCCGCGTACGGGCCGCCCGGATAGACCTGCGCCGCCTCGGTCAATACGACCTCGTCCACAAGCAGCGTCTGGCTGCCGAGTTTGACCGTGAACGCCACGTTGAAGCGGACTTCGCTGGGCAGGCTCAACGGCGTGCAGAATGCGCCTTGCATCCGCGTCCAGGCTGTGTTGCTGACGTTGTTGGTGTTCATGGCGCGGCTGACGCTGCACCCACTGATCTCCACATTGCTGCCGTCGCGTAACTGAAGCGCGATGGTTCCGGTGTTCACGGTCCCGGTATCGCCGCGCAGCAGCGCCGTCACGATGTACACGGTGTTTGCCTTGATGTTGGGTCGGCTTGCCGTCCCCATGACCTGCCCGATGTTGTGTGTCACCACGTTGTCGCCGACGATCTTGAGCGAGCGCGAGCCGCGAGCCGCCGTCGTGCTGCTCTGCAGGTTCGTTCCCTCCGTGCCGCCGTACACGGTCCAGTCGAGCGCGAACGGCGTGCCGTTGACCCGCTCAAACCCGGAGTTTGACAGCATGTTCTGCCCACGGATGTTGCTGCCCTCGATCACGCCGCAGGTGCTGTTGATCGACAGGACCGCGCCGCTGCCGTAGCCGCTCGTCCCGTCCTGCCAGCGCCTGTCGAGCCTGTCCAGCCCTGCCCTGCCCTCGATCAGCCAACGCTCGTTGCCGCGCAACAGGCTGCCGTCCCTCGCGTCCTTCGTGCAGTAGGCGTTGAGCGTTTCCGCCAGGATGCTGTCGTTCGCGCCCTGCTTCGTGACATACTTCACGCCGCCGTACGAGAACCTGCCGGACTCTGACAGGATCAGCGTCCCGTCGCCGCTGCCGGTGGATGTCACCGTGCCAATGCTGATGCCTGTCGTTGGGATTGACTGCGCCTGCGCGATCATGTCCACCGCAAGCACGCGGAGCGCGGTATCGACATCAGGAACCTCGCGCAGCCCTGTGCGGACACTCTCAAGCACCGTGCGCTCCACCGCCTCGCGCACGTTGGTCTGCAGGGGCCGCGCCATGCCATCCACCTGCATCTCCGTGTCCGTGCTGGCAAGCCTGCCAAGCCACTCGACGCGGTCGATGCTGGTCGCGGTGTACTGGGCGCGCACCTCCTCGATGTTCGTGAAGGTGCTGCCCTGCTGGCTGCGCAGATCCTTGCCTACGGAAATGATCTTGCCAAGGCGAACCTGGAGCGAACCCGTGGTGCTGGTGTAGTCAATGGGCATGGCGATTGAATGGTATGGCGCGGTTCAGTGCGTCCTTGCGCGCCTTGCAGCCGCAGCCGCCGGACTTGCCCTGCGGCGCTGGCTGCGCCTGCTGTGGCCTGCGACGCCAGATCCATGCGCCAACGCGCTCCGCGATGTCGAGCCTGCGCAGGAACACCAGGAACGCCAGCCACGCGACAAGGTCGCCCATGCCACGCAGCCGCGCCTTGCCGACAATGGGCAGCCTGACAGGGCATTCGGCGCACTCGGCAAGCGTTGGTCCGCTCGGCCTTGCGGCGCAGGTGACCCGGCATCCGACAGCGCGCCACCTGCGGCAGTTGATGACCGTCAGCGGCCTGTCGCCGCACACATGCGCACCGATCATCAGCGGCGTGTCGCCCATGCCGTCACGTTACAAGCGCCGTGGCGGATCGCGTGGTCTGCCATGAGTACGCCGGGAACCCAGCCGTGCCGCTCGATGTCTCGGCGTGCATCAGCCTGTACGTCCCCCGCACGCTGTCGCCAGCGTTGCAGCACGGCTTGGCGTACCAAGCGCGGAACGCCCCGTACAGGCTGCTGGATGGCGTGTTGATGAGCGCAGGTGGAGGGCATGCGCTTGGATTGGCGGCCATGATTCCGGCGCTGTAGATCGCCACGCGCACCAGCAGGTTGTATCCGTACTGCGTGGCAAAGTCCGACGCTGGGCAGTTGCACGGTCGCGCCACTTCCCAGTCCGGCAGGTGGATGCATCCGTACCGGATCGTCACCGACATGCGCGAGATCCAACTGGTCACATTGGTTCCGACATCCACAGGCCCATCGCCGCCGCAGCATGGCGGGCATGACACGACCTGCTGCTGCACGATCTCGTCAGGCTGGTAGGTGACGAACGACGCAGGCAGGCGATGCGAGCGCGGAATGGCATGTGAGCCTCCGCAGCATGCGATCAGCGAGCATCCTGGCAGGTTGCCGTTGCATCCGCAGATGCTGCCGCACAGCCTGCGCGTGATGCCGTGCTGGAGCGGCGTGACGGTCGCGCCTCCTGTGCCGCATCCGTACCAGCCGTCGCCCTGCCACTCTGCAGCGCCGCCGGAAGCGTTGGCTATGGCGATCTCCGGGTACGCCTCCTCCGGCACAAGCGTGCAGTCGGTCGGGATGCTCTGCGGCTCGTTGGTCGTGATGGCCGTAGCCACCAGGCTCAACGCCACGTTCACGGAGTCAATCGTGCTGTCGGCTGGGGTCCGTGGCTGCGTGTTCAGGATCTGCGGACAGTCCCCTGAACCTCCGCCGGTATCGCCTCCTGCAGTGCAGCAGCAGCCTGCCGCAAGCGCAGCGGCGTGCGCTCCGCTCACAGCGTGATTCCGTAGATCGCCACAGTGACGTTGTCGCCGCTGACCCAGAACGACTCACCTGGCGACAGCGGCAGCGGATGGGTCAGGATCTCCAGCGCCGCCTTGCTGGTCACGGACAGGTTGTACGCGATGGCGTTGGACGTTGCCGCCGCAGTCTGTCCGCGCCACAGGTGATGCAGTTCCACGGACCCGTTATTGTTGGTCGGCGCGCACACGCGGATGCTGGTCAGGATGACCTTGCCGCCGTTGTTGACCTGCACCGCAGGCTGCGGCGTCGTGATTGGGCTGGCAAGGTAAAGCAGGGCGGCTTGCATCAGTAGATCGTCCTTCCAAGGTTCAGCATGGCGCTTGCGGCCTTGCTCTCGATGGACGCCAGGGCGCGAGCCGCGCCAGCGCCAGTCTCGTCATCGTTGCATGTGCAGGCGACGCTGAACGCGGTCGGAATGCAGGTGAACCACTCGCTGCGGTACTGGAACGCCCAGATGCGCGAACCGTCAGGGATCGGCAGCGGCGACAGCGCAGCGCACTCTGGCTGCTCGTCCATCGCGCCGTAGTAGGCGGCTGCCTCGTATAGGTTCAGCACATCGACGCGCTCGCCTGTGCCGTCGATCTCCATGAGGTATCCGCTCGGCGATGCGCTGATGACCTCGCCAGTCACGACGCCATCGGCCTTTCCGATGGCCGTGCCGATGTACACCATGCCCTTGTCGGATGCCGTTGCGCTGTCTGCCCTGCTTGCAAGGTGCGCCTTCACCACATCCTGCGGCTTTAGGGTCGGCTCGCTCTCCATCATCAGCAGGAACGCGCCGTTGTCGCTCGACAGGCCGCCAGCGATCAGGCTGGTTGCCACGCATGTGTCGCCATTGATCGGACCCGGCTGCTGGATCGCAAGCCCAACTTCCTCAAACGGGTAGGACACGCAGCGCACCGCGCCCTGGCACAGCGCGTATCCGGCCTTCACGCCCTCCCCGGTGATGCGAGCCAGGATCACATCCTTGTTGCGCTCCTGCTGCGTCGGCATCATCATCACGCGCTGTTCCAGCCGCACGATGGCCGCCAGCATCTCGTTCAGGCGGTTCGCGTCAAGCGCGCCGATCTGGAAGTTGGCGAAGCGCCGCAGCATCGCAGGTCACTCGCTGAACACCTGCCACTGCACGAACGCCGTACCTGTCGCCGGATCGACCACCTTCACGACAGGCGAGATGGTCGTGCCTGACTGCGCCGACAGCCTGATGACCGCAGGTTCCCCGGCGTTCAACTGGCCGAACGGGGCGAACGTCGAGCCGTCCCACGTTCCCACCTGCACCTTGGTTCCGGTGGTCAGGTTGATGAAGTTCGCCATGCCTCGGGTGGTGACATCCACCAGCAGCAGCGCCTCCGTGCTTGTGCTGACGGCCTGCACGCCTCCTGCGGCTGCGCTGCCAGTCAAGTTGATCAAAGCCGATGGGGGCGCGAACTCGTAGCGCAGGCTGTCCTTGTTCACGGTCATGCTGACGTTCAGTGCGATTTCGTTTGCCATGCTGTTTCCTCCTGTGCGCTAGTGACGATCAGCGGAGCCGCCCCAGCCTGAAGTCGATCTGCTCGAAAAATGACATCATCGGGTACGGCTGCACGAACGCTACGCGCTTGGCCTGCCCGGTCGCCATCTGGTCGTTGGGATTTGACGGCAGGTCAAGCACCACATATCCGTTGGCCTGACGCTGCGGGATCTGCTTCAGGTGGTACATCTGGTCAAAGGCGAACGTCAGGGTGTGCTGGTACATGCCTGTCGGCAGTTCGACCGTGCTGTGACCGCCGTATACAAGCGTGCCTCGGTCGTAGTTGGCGAACTTCGTCTTGTTGCGAGATCCAAGCAGCGGCGTTGACTTGGCCGGATCAATGCGCTGGCTGCTTGTCAACTCGATCAGCAGGCGACCTTCCGGGCGAAGCACCGTGGTCGGGTATCCGGCGGTGTCGATCTTTGTGCCGCCGATGTCGCTCTCGGCCTGGTTCAGCGAATACTTGGGGACGTAGTCCGCATCGCATGTGCGCTCCAGCGCCGCCTCAAACTCGCTGAAATACTTGTACTGCCGCCACTCGTCACGATGCACCACGTTCGTGTCAAGCCGGATCGACAGGTAGCCATCATCGTTCGGCGCGATGGCACGGGTGCTGCTTATTGATGCCTCTTCGCCACGACGGCGATACGTCACCGTGACAAGCCATGCCTGCGGCACTGACGGGTCCGGGCGTATCGCGTAGTCGTACGCAAACAGCCGATAGATGTCGCGCATTCCGGCGTACAGGCCGACTTGCAGACCACCCGACAGATACTGGGACATCTTGGCCGGAAGGCCATTTGCCGCGCCGATCAGTTCCCAAACGTCACCCTCAACCTGGTACGGGTGGCAATGGAACTCGCGCACCGCAATCGGCGACCCCTCCTGAAACGTCACATTGGCGGTGGTGGTCAGTTCGCGCACTGCCATGTCAGTTGCCTCCGCTGAACTGCTGCCCGATTGTCTCGATGATCTGCTTGATGCGGTCCTGCGCCTGCAACTGCTGGCCTGCGATCTTGACCACCTCGCGTGATGCCTGCTCTGGGCCGCCGACGCCAAAGCGGAACGTACCGAACGCCGCCTGCACCTCGCCCTGCACCATCGGCAGGCGCGACTGGATCATGCGCGAACGCTCGTCCTGCCGCGCCAGCAGCGTCTGCCGCGCCATCAGTTCTGCCAACTCGTCACGCATGCCGCTAATCATCTGCTCGTTGGGTCCGATTGGTACGCCAGGTGACGGCAACACGCTGCGTTCAATGGATGCCGCTTGCTCAAGAAAGTACGGCGCAAACGATGGGAACATCGCCATGATCGGAGCGAGCATCGCCGCTGATATCAGCGGCATGGCCTGCCCGATGCCCGTGGCCGTGCCTGGATGGAACCTCGGCGCGCTCTGCACGTTGCCGCCGTTGGACAGGAACGCCTCGGCGAACGCAATGCCTGCCTCCTCGCCGTACTTTCGGAATGTCTCGATGATGCTGTCTGCCGCCGGACCCGCTACCGGGATTTGGCGAATGGAATCGCGCATGGCGTTGTGCATCGCATCGAAGAAGTCGATCCGCGCACCGAACTCCTTGTTGAACTGGTTGGCGACATTGCCGATGACCGTGGCGACCGTAGCCGCCGACATCGCGCCCTTGATGCCATTCACGATCCTGTCGCCAAGGCTCGGCCCCAGCGCCGCATCCATCTTGCGGCCCATGTTGGTGGCAGCCTGCCCCACCTGCGCCTCTGCCTGCGCGAGGCCGGACCCCAGTCCTGCGAGGTTGGTCAGGACGTCGATTGTGAGCGCCGCCGCTGCGCCGCCGCCTGCCGTACTCATCCGTGGAGCCTCCGCATCTCTGCCTCAACTCTAGCGCGGTGGTCCGTAGCAGGGTCCATGCCGCTGCCCTCGTCACGAAGGACCGCATTGAGCGCGGCGATCCAATCCGCGATCTCGGGAATGCTCATGTCCATCGGGTTGCCAAGCCCCGGCAGGTATCTGGCGATCACTGCGGCGTTTCGCCGCCAGTCCTCGTCGGACGGCGGCTCTACGGGTTTCCCTGCTGGGCATCCTGCGGCGGCTTGATGTCCCAGCCGCATACCCGCATGGCGAGGATGCACACGCTGTCCGGGTCCATGCCCTCAAGCGCGGCGTCAAGCGCCTGCGCTGGCACGCCTGAACGCGTCGCCGACCGCTCAAGGATCGCCTGCGCGCCGTCGTAGGTCTTGCACATGTCGATCAGGGTGGCGTAGGCGCTGCGCTTGCTGGCGTAGTCCTGCGCAGCCAGGGCGATGTCCTGCGCGCTCGCGCCGGATCGGCGCAGCGCCGCCTCATGCTCCTGCTGGCGAGCCGCAAGCCACGTTCCGGTCAGTTCGGTCCAGTCCTTCAGGGCGATGAAACGCAGCGTGATGCTGCCGATGGTTACTGGCGCTTTCATAGTGTGCGGGATCGTAACCAGTCGTTGTCGATGCGAATGCACCGCTCGACCTCCTGCCGCCTCCGTGCTGTCACCCATTCAAGGGTGGCGGGGCTGAACTGCATCGTGGCTGCGACGGCTCTAATGGCATCCTCGCGGCTCACATGGGGGCTGACGTACAGCCGGAACGGCTTGCCTGCGTTGGACCCGGTCACCACCCAGTCCTGTTCGGTGGTATATGCCTCGACGCCGACGCAGCCGGGAACGGGAACGCCAACCACGCTGGCCTCTCCTGCCAGCCTCATGTCAGGTTCCCCAGACGATGGTGAACGGGCTGGTGGTTCCGGTGGTGGTCGGATGCGACAGGCTGAAATTGAACGTCACGGTGGCGTCCCCGCCCTTGTTGCTTGCCATCGCCACATCGGTCACCACGCCGTTGAACACGATGCTGTTGGTCCCGCTCGCGTTGCTGCGCGCCACCAGGGTGATTGACGCGCCAGTGACTGCCGTGTGGCCCTGCAGTTCGCCTGATGTCGTGTTGGCGAATCCGGCCTTGGTGTCGAGGATGCCGCCTGCGCTGCCCGTCAGGTCGTACAGGCCAAGCAGCCTCTGGCGTCCGGCCTGTCCGAACTCGGTGACATCGGACACGGCGCGGGTGATCGTCGCGCTCCATGTGTTCAGGCTGCCCACGATGCCGTTGCCGCTGACGTTGCCCGTATTGCCTGATAGTGCTGCCATTATGACCTCGTAGTGAAGATCGTGTAGGTGGTGCTGATGACGATGAATTCGTCGGTGGCTGATGGTACGCCGCGTGTGGCGCACTGGAGAGCCACCCGCCCGTAGTCGCTCGTTCCGGGGTTCAGTTCCTGCTGGTCCAGCAGGGTGAACAGGGCTTCCTCGATGTCCATCGCTGCGGCAGCGCCAAGGCGCGCCACGCAGTAGATGTCGAACGTGATTGACCCGTTCAGGATGTGCGTCCCGTCGTACTGGTTCGCGTTGTCCATCGGGTCGAGGCTGTAGACGCAGTGCGGAAAGGCCACATTCTGCGGACCCTCCATGTGGTAGTACCGTCCGTCCAGCAGGGCATGAAACGACCCCGTGGAAGTGGTGCTTCCTAGCCTGTCGTAGATGGCGTCAACGATGTCCTTCATGCCGTCATGAACCCAGCCAAGCGTAGGCGGTTGGCGATGATCTTCGGGGCGATTGGCTTCATGGCCTCCAGCGACGGATCGACATAGGGGCGCTTTGCCATGCGAGTCGTGCCTTCCTCAAGCCACTTGGCGTACTTCAGCCGGATGCCAATGCCCCAGCCCAGCAGCGTCCCCTTGTTGATCCGGCGCGGCCTTGCCATCTGGACTGATCGGCGCAGGCGTCCCGTGCGGACGGCTGGCGGCTGTCCAGGCGCGCTGGCCCGATGCAGTCCGGCCTCGCCCAGGTTGGCGAAGTTACCCCGCTTGCCACGGCGGTTTAGAAGCGACGCGATCTGGGCGTCGGTCAGGTCCACGCCACGCCGCATGGCGAACATGGTCCGCGACCTGCGCTGGCGCGCCACAGCCTCTGCCCCGACCACATCGGCAGCCTTGAACTTGCCGCGACCCCTGAACGCCGTATGCAGGTGTCGCGCTGTCGCCACGCGCTCGCGGTCCTCCTTCTTCAGGCCGTAGTCCTCGCCAATGAACTGGTCGAGCCTCCGTGCGCCGCCTGCTGTCTTGGCGTAGATCCTGCCGCTACCGGGCTGCGACAGCATCCGCTGAATCATGCCCTGCGTTTCCACAAGCGCCTCCAGAGCGCCTTGGCTGGCCGCAGCGGCCACCTGACGCTGCATACGGGCCGCGCTAAACGTGTGGCGCGCAGGCATGGCTACAGCGGCAGCACTCTGGTCATGGCAAGGCGCATGTGCGCCAGACCGTCCGCGTAGGTGCGCTCGTCCGGCGTGCGGACCTCCTGGATGTCCCAGAAATTCGTGCCGACAAACAGCCGATCTTGCGGCAGTATGTTCGTGCCAAGCGCGCAGTACCCGGTTGCGGACAGCGTGTTGCGCTGCGCGCCAAGGGTGTCACCTTCGGACCCGCCGCCCTGCTGGATGTACACCGTGACTGCCGACAGCGCCGTGGTGTAGGTGTTGATGATGCTGCCTGTGGCGTCCCGCGTCGTGGTCGGTCGCTGCGTGCTGCAGGTCACGCCCCACTGCTGGATCATGCTGTCTACGCTCAATTGATCTCCTTCCAGCGAGCCAGCAGCGTGTCCAGCCGTGCGTTCATCTCCTGCGCGGTGGCGCGGGTGTACGAGTAGTCGCCCAGACCCTCGGACACCAGGTTGCCGTCGCGCCTGCGGTCGCGGTACAGCATGGACGCCACCTCGATGCACGCCTGCTCGACATCGTCAGGCACGGTGGCGTACCCGGCGGTGTACTCGATCAGCACGGACTTCATGGCGTTGGGCATCACGCCCTTGTCCAGCGGCCAGTACGCGAACCAGGAGCGGTCGATGGACAGGCGTCCGGTCGGGTAGTCGTAGGTGTACTCGCTGGCGATGTCAGCGCCGTACAGAGTCACGGTCGCCAGCCGCGTGTCCGCGCCTGCGCGTGGTCGCAACTGCACCGAGCGGATGTCCTTGCCGATGCTGCAGTCGAAGCCGTCCGTCCGGCTGATCTCCGCGCCCAGCAGGGCCGTGGTCGGGTAGGTTGCGAGCGACAGCGTTGTGGCGGTGGTCACGCCTGCCTGCGTGGTGCGGGTCAGCACGACGCTTGGCGTGTCGATCTCCTGATTGACCGCGACCGAAGCGCGAAGGTCGGTGGCGTCCGCGCTCGTCACGACAAGCGACGCGACCGCTCCGCTGAACACGTTGGTGACCTGCGACACGGGCCACTGGTACAGCCGAATGGTGTCCACGCCTGCGCCGTTGCGCCACTCGGCGTAGGACCGCTGCTTGATGTTGCGCTCCAGGTACGACTCGATGCGGCTGGTGGCGCGGTCGATTGCCGCCTCCAGCACGGCATCATCGGTGGATGTCGTGATGCCCAGCCAGGACTTCAGGTTGGCGAGCGACGTAAGCGCGTAGGTTCCGACTGCCATGAACGAATCGTATGCCCTACCGGGCGTACCACGGCTTGCCCATCGAGTAGTAGTGGCTGGTCGATTGCCACTGCCTGCGCAAGTCCTTGTCCACCCACGCCACGACCAGTTCAGCGTGGCCTACGCACACCTTGGATGTCAGCCATGCCTTCAGTCCGGCCTTCTCCCACTGCCGCCAGAACCAGATGTCATCGTCGGTGCGTCCCTCGCCCCATGTGCCATCATCGGCAGGCACGCCGACGAACCACGGCCTCGGCAACTTGTGCAGCGCCTCGCGCCGGATCAGCGTAAGCCCGAAATGGGCGGTAGCCACCTGCATGGCGTCCTGGTGCAGTTCGGTGGACAGGATGCCTGCCTTGGGCTTGCCGGCTTTGTCCTTGACCGTCAGCAGCGGTGCGGTGCGCTCGCGTCCGGCTTGCATCGGCGCGAGGATGTCAAGGTCATTGCGCTCGGCGATGTCGCGCAGCATGATGATGTCCGTGGCGTCGTACACCGTGTCGTAGTCGGCGGTGATGATCCACTTCACCTTCTCGTTGCGCATGACATCCGACAGCACGCGGTCCATGCCCTGCGTCCAGAACACGCCCGAATAGCGCGTCAGGTTGATTCCCAGCGCCTTGGTCGCCACGGCGGTGCAGTACATGTGATCGCTAAACATCAGGCGCGGACAGGTCTGCACCAGCCACATGTCGCTGAAGTCCGGGTACTTGGCGGGGACGCTCGCGTGCGGCTTGCGCGCCTTGAGGTTGAGCGTGACGGGATGGCGCGAACAGTCATCGGCGTCGCCTTCCCATTCGCAGACATCGGTCAGCCCTGCGCCCTCAAGCAGCATCTTCAGTTTCTGCGGCTGGTAGATCGAGCGGTGGACATCAAGTGCGTCCGTGTTGCCGCCCATCAGGTAGCCCTCCAGCGGCAGTTCGCCGCCGCGACCCTCCCTGTACCACTCCACGATCTTGTCGAAGTTCGGGACGGCGACCTTGAGCCAGCATCCGGGCTTCAGCACGTTCGCCCAGTGCTGCAGGACCGCAGGCACTTCCGGGTATCCGATGTGTTCCAGCACATGGCTGGCGCGGATCTCGTCGGCTGTGCAGTCGGCGAACGGAAGTGCGCGTACGTCGTGTCCAAGCGATGCGTCAACCTGAACGTATCCAGGCAGCCGCACGTTTCCAGATCCCAGGTCGAGTTTGAGCATGGGTGGACGATACCACCCAAATGAACAGGGGCGGCCCGTAGGCCGCCCCTGCTCTGGGGTGTGCGTCGTGCGCACTGTGCCTGACCGAAGTCAGGCGGTTGGATCAGGAGATCCGGCCATCGGGGCCGACCACGATACCAGTGCTGGTCGTGACCGTGCCGTGCGCGCCGTTCGTTCCCTGCGTTGCGATGATCTCGTTCGCGCTGTCCGGCCCGGTGGCAGGACGGCCCAGCACCGCCACAGCGCCAAGAACCTGGGTGGTTCCGGGGCTGATCTGGAGTCGGAGGTAGCGAGCCTTGCCGCCGCAATCCACGTTGAGGATCATGGGTGGGCATGCGGTCGCGTCCGTGGGCGCGTTCGGGATGATGAACGAGTTGGTGGTGGCAGTGCCGCCGTTGTAGCCGCTGATCGTCGTGAAGGCCGACGTAGTGTCGCCCTGCGCGATGGTCAGGACCGTGGGCTGGGTCGTAGCGCCGCCTGCGGCCTGAAGGACGCAGAACGTCGCCTCATTGAAGCCTCGGCGGTCCACGATCAGCGTGGCGGTCGCGCCAGCGGTGAAAGACGCTGGAGCGAGCGGGATGAACTTCTGGTTGAGTCCGGTGAACATGGGTGTGGGTTCCTTTCGGTATCAGATGGTGAACTTGATCAGAGCGCCAGCCACCGAAGCGTCACCCACGTTGGCCACGTTGATGTCGAACCGCTGCGTACCGCGCACCACCAGTTCGTCCTGCTCAAAGGCGTTCAGGGCGGCGTTGCTGAACTCGACGGTGGTCGAGCGGCGGTCGCCCATGTACGCGGCCAGAGACAGGTCACCGAAGTACGCGAGAACGTCGCCGTTCGTGGTGGCCGCAGTGATCGCCTGCGACAGCACGACCGGGTAGCCGAAGAACCGCAGACCCTCCTGGCTGTCGCGGATCTCGTTCGCCGTCACGCCGCCAGCGGCCTCGGCCAGACGCAGGAACGTGTTGTTCCAGATCGTCCTGTTGATGAACCACTTGGCGTTCGGGGTGTCAGCCCACTGCGCGAGCGTTCCGACCACGTTGCGGCAGTCGGTCAGCGTCACGCCAGCGAGGGTGTCAGCAGCGGTGTCAACCGTGCCGCCCACGCCGATGGCTGCGGTGCATCCGACGATGCCGCCAAAGGTCGAGGTTCCGTCGCCGTTGAAACCGCACTCGTCCTCCTTCTTGGCGAAGGCGTATGCGATCTCGGACGCCAGTTCGTCACCCAGGCTCACCACGTTGTCCTCGTTCAGTTCGCTGCCGATCTTGGAAAGGACCATCAACTTCTTGGCGACGAGGTTGACCTGGTCGAAGTTCTGCTGGGATTGCGTTCCGGCGGCGACCTCGCCCACGAAGTAGGCGGTAACCGTTCCCTGACGGCGCGGCATCCGCTTGACATCGCTGGACATAGGCACGATACGGGCGTTCTGGCGGAACACGCCGAAGGTGTCACGGAGCGTAATCAGGCTGTTCTCAAACTCGTCGGGGACGAGGTAGCCGCCTGCCGTGTTGACGTTCTCCGTGTGACCCTTGGTCACCAGGATGTCGTGGTCAGCGCACCACTGCGCGGACTTCTGGCTGCCCATGCAGGCCATCGCCCAGCGGCCGAAGCGGTACGCCTCGTCCACGGACTTGAGGCCACGGAGCCGTCCGTAGACCTTGGGGGACTCAACCTTGACCGCAGCCTTGGACGCAGGCTTGGCGGCCTTGCGCTCGGACTGGATCGCGGCGCGGACCTCCGCTGCGATGCTCTTGCCCATGTCCTCCTTGGGCTTGTCCTCGCCGTCCATCGCGTCAGTCTCGACCTCGGCGGCTGGCAGGCTGATGGTGACATCGACATCCTCGACGGGGTTCCCGTCCATGTCAACGACCATGACGCCATCCATGTACAGCGCCTTGGCCTTTGCGTAGCCAGCAGCGCCCTTCTGATTTGCGAGTGCCTGCAGGTGCTTCTGCAGTTCCTCAACGGTGACCTTCTTCATTTGAAATGCTCCCTAAATGGGGGTGTTGGTGTCTGGGATGAAACGTGCGGCGCAGGTCATACGCTCGGGCTTGTGGCCCATCGTCCCGACCAACCGATGCACTAACACTAGGCAGGCAGGAAACAGCGCGAGCCGCCCAATAGGACGGCTGCGCCGAAAGGAGAGATTCCGTATGGTCAGTCGGCGTAGATCTTGCCGCGTGCGCGCAGGATCTCGTCCTTGACGATGGTCTTGGCCTGCAGCGTGCCGATGGCTGGCACGACCACGTTGATGCTGACCCTGTTCGCCTTGCGCGCAGGCGCAGGCGCAGGCGCGGCTGGCACTGTCACGCCAAACCCCTTGACCGCAGCAGCCGTCACCAGCCCCTTGCGTACTGCCGTCACGATGGCGTCCTGGTTGGCAGGCACGGACACCACGCTGACCTCCAGCAGTTTCCACTTGCCGTACACGCGCTTGCAGCCAGCGCCGTACTTCTCGGTATCGGCCTTGGTCGCCGGACGCGCCTCGGTCCCCATGAACCCGATGGACATGGTGTTGAGCGCGCCGAACTCCATGAGGCTGGCGACGGTGTCCGGCAGCCACTCGCCCTCATGGTTCGCAGGGCGCGGGGCTAGGGCAAACTCGGCCTCGATTGACCGCTCCTTGCGCTTCATGCCCAGCATCTTGCCGATGGGCTGCTTTGGGTCATGCTCGTACAGCAGCACGGGGTTGCGCTCGTAGTCGCGGCTGTACATGCCACCAGGCACGACCACCTCGCCGTCGCGATCCACGCTGTCGGTCGTGATGGTCGCCACGAAGGTGGACGCCTTGCCTGCGGCCTTGACGATGGATGCCTGTAGGTGCTTGCTGTTCATGGTGTCTGCTCCGTAACGGCGATGACATCGCAGCGGCAGTTTGGGTGCAGCGGCGCGCCTTGCACATCACGATAGGTCAGCCGCATCTTGCCACCCCGCGTGCCTGTCAGCGTCGTGCCGACCGTGTAGAACGGCGTGTCGAGGGGGATCGTCTTTGCCCCGTACTGGCGCGCAGCAGCCTCGCAGAACTCGCAGGCGTCCGGCGACAGCAGCCACCGCTTGCCGATGACCACGCCGGATTCCTTGGCAGCCTCCAGGCGGCCCTCCGTGTAGGCGTAGGCGCTCTCGGTCCTTGCGATCATGGTGGCGCGCTCGCGGCTGATGCCACGGCTCTCCGCGATGGCGTCCGCCATCTCGTCTATGGTCGCGCCCTCCTCGATGCCCTGCGCCACCGTGTCCGCGATGTACCTGGCTGCGGCGTCGGACACGGACAGGCTCATGCGGTCGGCTGCGTTCTGCGCCGCCCTGACTGCCAGTGGGTTCGCCTCTGCCTCGTCGCTGTCCTTGAGGATATCGGCGACCTGCGGAAACCCGGACAGGCTATCCAGCATGGCCCGTGCGCCTGCGTCGGCCATCACCGTGGCGTAGGGACGCGCTATCTCCCTGATCTGCTTGGCAAGGTCTGCACGCATGGACAGCGCCTCGCGCTGGATGCGCTCCGCGAGCGCCTGCGGACTGCCGCGCCACTCGCGCACCAGTTCCTCCAGGGGCGCGACGGCTTCGCCCATGACCTTCTCCAGTTCCCGTATGTACCTGTTTAGTTCCCGCGCCTCGATGTCCTGTAGCGGCTCGTCCGCCGCCTTCGTCCGGATGCGCTGCGCGTCAGCAGTGAACGGGAGCCACGGCATCGCGGCGTCCGGGTCGATGCACCGCGCCGTAGGCGAACGCGCCAGCGCCTTCGCCGCACGGAGGATGATGCGCTCGCGGCTGCACATCAGGCGAGCCACGCCGCGCCACGATGCGCCGCGTCGGTGTACGGCGTCAGGTCCGCGCCGCATTCCTGCAGGTGCGACATGGCGCACATGATGCCGATATGCCGCACGTTGCGGTCCATCGTGTCGCGTGTCTCCGCGTCCTTGACGCCTGCCGCGATGAGCGCGTCGATCAGGTCGGCGGATGCCTGCAGACCGCGCAGATGCTCGGCGGTGTCTTCCGGCGTGAATGTGTGGTCGGTCATGTCTCCTCCGGTCATGGCCATGTGGCGATGGCTACGCGCTTCCAAGTGTTCGCGGCGACACAGACGTAGATGTAGTTGGCGTCCCAGCAGATGTCGCCTGCGTTGCCTGCCGCGCCTGCGGTCGCCGGGGTGCGTGCGTTGGCAATCCGAACCGTGTCTCCATCAACGCGCAGGACGCTGGTAGCCGTGCCTGCCATGCGCGTGCTTGTCGTGCTGCTGTTGCCAAGCACGGTCGTGTTGGATCCGTCACCGACAGAATTGCGACCTATCACAATTTGATTGCTTTGGCTATTTCCATTGGCTCTCGCCTGCTCTCCAATGAAAATAGACTCGTTTGCGATAGTTAGCGTATCTGTCGATGATCCCCTATAGCGTCCCGCATCACGACCTATTACACAGTTATTGCTTGAACTACTTGCGTTGTATAGCGCATTGACTCCAAGAATTACATTTCCGGCAAGCGATGTTCCAAGGGATCCAGCAAATCGCCCGACTGCAGTGTTCTCGTTTCCAGACAACAATGCCGCTAGCGCATCAACACCTACTGCGGTAGACAATGCTTCTGTTGTTGCAGATCGCATTGCTCCTTGTCCTATTGCTGTATTGTTTGATCCGGTTGTAAGAGCGCCAAGAGCATTTTGGCCTAATGCCGTGTTCGCTGATGCCGTCGTGATCGCATCGCCCGCGTTCGCGCCTACAAGCGTGTTGTTGCTCGCCGTGGTCTGCAATAGCCCCGCCTGATGACCTACCGCCGTGTTGCTCGCAGCCGTGGCGACCGTCGCCAACGTGCAGGTAAAGCCCGTCGTGTTGCCGATGCTCGCGCTCGCGGCGGTCATCACCGTACCGCTCGTCGCCGTGAACCCCGTGCCTCCGGTGACGATGGTGACCGCGCTGACCGCGCCGCTCGTCACGGTGATGTCTGCGGTCGGGTAGGTCGCGGCTGTCGAGCCGCTGACGTACGTCAACTGCACGCCCGTGTAGGTGGTCGGACCTGCGGGACCGCCGCTGCCTGCCGTGGTGATGCTGACGGTCGCCGCTGCGGTGGTGGCTGCGCCGAGCGCGGAGCGACCTACGGCGACGTTCGCGGTGCCAAGCGTGTTAGTGGCGAGCGCACCAGAACCAATTGCGGTTACTTCATTCGCAAGATTCCTAGTCAGTGCTTGCGTTCCAACTGCCGTCACCTGCGTAGCCCCGTTTACACGCTGTGCCGCTTCAAAACCGATAGCAACACATGAACCAGATGCACCAGCCTGCTGCATTGCAAACTTACCGATTGCAATATTATTTGACGCTGTTCCGTTGAATAGAGCAGAAGACCCTATAGCGACATTATTTGAACCAGTGGCATTGGCAGTCAAAGCGTCAATGCCGACAGATACGTTCTCATCACCGGTAGTCAATGCATCGCCAGATCGAGTTCCGATTGTGACGTTGCCGATGCTTCCACTAGCGAGCGCCGCGCCTGCGCCGACACCTAGCACCGTGTTGTCCGTGCCTCCCGGCCCAGCGCCCACCCTCGCGCCGTTGACGAACGCATCCGCGCCCGTGTAGAGCGCGCCGCCCACACCGACGCCGCCCGTGACCGTCAGCGCGCCCGTCGTGGTGCTTGTGCTGGCTGTCGCGTTCGTGATGCTGACTGCGCCTGCTCCCGTGACAGCGCCCGTGATCGTCACGCCGTCCTTGAGCGTCGTGCGACCGCGCACCGCGAGCGTTTCAAACTCGGGGTTTACGAGGACAGGCGAGCCGCCTGCGGGTCCGCGAGGACCGCGAGGACCGGGCTTGCCGGGTTCCCCGGGTTCCCCGGGTTCGCCTTTTTCACCTTGAATACCCGGTGCGCCGTCCTTGCCGTCCTTCCCGTCGCGTCCGTCCTTGCCGTCGATGCCGTCGCGTCCGTTGCGCCCCGGTGCGCCGTCCTTGCCATCGACGCCATCGCGTCCGGGCAAGCCCTGCGGCCCAATCTTCACAGTCTCAAGCGCCTTAAGCGCGCCTTCAGCCTTGTCCGCAGCCTTCTTGGCGAGCGCGGCGAGGACGATGTTCGGCGGCAGTTCAGGCATCAGTTGGCTTCCTCTCCGTCCCAGATCCAAAGGCAGGTCGCCTCGTCAAGCACCGCATCCGCGTGGGGCTTGGGCGGGATGAACGCATCGCGCTGCGCGTCGTAGGTGTAGCCGATCCCCGCGTAGTTGTAGCGCAGCGCCTTGGACTGATCGACGCTCGGCTCGCCCGTCTGCGGGTCGTAGTGGACGCCGCCGCGTGTGTTGTACGAGGTCTGCACCCACAGCGCGGAATCGGGCATCGTGTCGATGAACTCGCGCTCGGCGACGATGACCCTATCGACCTTGCCTGTGACGTTGATGCGTGCGAAGTGTCCCATACTGATCCTTATGCAACGAACGCGAACGTGCCGGATGTCGTGAATGTGTGAATCGTGTAACCGAGTGATGATGTCACAGTGCCGCCAGTTGCCCTTTGCGATCCGGCATACCGAACGATCACGATTCCTGATCCGCCATTTCCTCCGGTGTTTACACCACCTCCACCGGAATATCCCGATCCACCACCACCGCCACCTGTGTTGGCCGTACCTGCAGTCCCGTTAACGCCGCTATATCCGCCAGCGCCACCGCCACCAGTGCCGCCAGTCCCGAAAGATGCGGTAGTGCTGAAGTTACCGCCGCCGCCTCCACCAGCGTAAGTGACGCTAGATCCACTGATGCTGTTTGCACTTCCGTTTGCGCCGTTCTGATTTGTTGCAGCCGCAGACGCTCCACCACCTCCACGACCAATCGTTTGATTCGTGTGACCTGCGCCGTTATTGCCTTGCGATGGTGTTGTAGCCGGGGTATTTCCTGCACCACCCGCTTCGGTTCCGCCGCCGTTTGAACCTGCGCCACCACCGCTTCCGCCTGCTGCGCCAGTTCTAGTGCCTGTCGTGCCTGTACCGGGACCGCCGCCACCGCCGCCTGCGGATGTAATCGTGTTGAAGGTCGATGGGTCGCCATTGCTTGCTGGTACTCCGCTTGAATTGGATACAAGACCAGCGCCACCGGCTCCAACTGCGACTGTGTACGACTGCCCGGAAAGGAGAATCATCGGAGCGCCGCCGACGTTTGTCCTGAATCCGCCTGCGCCGCCACCGCCACTGCATCCACCACCGCCACCAGCCACGACCAGATACTCGACTTCAAGGCGATCCGGTGCTATGCGCAGCCATTCGGCTCCTGTGTAATACTCCACTTGCGACGTGTCCGTGTTGAATCGCGTCATTCCCGCCGTCGCGCTCGCAGGTCGCTGCGCCGTCGTTCCGCTCGGGATCTGAACCGCGCCGCTGCCGCGCATCGTCACAGCGCCGCGCACGGCCAGAGTCTCAAACTCGGGGTTTACCAGCACGGGCGCGCCGCCTGCAGGTCCACGCGCTCCACGGGGTCCGGCAGGTCCACGCTCGCCGGGTTCGCCCTTCTCGCCGGGTTCGCCTTGGGGTCCGGGCGGTCCTTGCTCGCCGCGCTGACCGTCGCGTCCGTCCACGCCGTCGCGTCCCGCAGGTCCGGCAGGACCGACAGGACCGGGTACGCCTTGCGGACCCTGCGGACCCTGCTTTGTCTCCAAAGCCTTGTGCGCCGCTTCCGCTTCGCGCTGGGCATCGTCGGCGCGCTTCATCGCGTTCTCGGCACGGTCGGCGGCTCGCTTGGCGAGCGCGGCGGCTAGGACTGCGTGCGGCAGGCTCAGATCGTCACTTGGCATTCGTGTCCCTCGTATCGGGCTGCAACACCTGCAGCGCGTACATCATCATTTCGTCATCGGTCAGGCTCTTGATGTAGCCCTTCTCGACAGCCTCCATGAGCCGCTGCATCTGCACCGCATCGGCATCGTGCAGGCTGCGGTCGATCTCGGCAGCGTAGTCCGTGGCTGCCTTGGCGATGCGGCGCTCGGCGCGCTTCTCGCTCGCGGCGTCCAGTTCGTCGACCTTGCGAGCCGCCCACCCTGCGCCTGCGCCGTCCGGGTTTGACGGGTCGCCGCCCCACAACATCCACGCGATGGCGCCTGCGGACGGGTATCCGTCCTGTCCCGGCTTCGCGCCCTCGGCGTCGAGGTCCACGCGGTGGCGGCTGAAGTAGGCGTGCATCCGGCGCACAGTCTCGGGCGACAGGTTCGCCCGGTTGCCGATGTCCCGTGCGCGTGCCACGCCGACTGCCGTCCCGCCTCGCCCGTACTCCTCGCGGAGCGCCAGACCCCGGTTGGCGAGGTCGGCCATCTCTTCGGTCGGCTTGGTGTCCACATCCGCGAGCGCCTTCGCGGGGTCAGCCTCGGACCACGCCTTGCCCTCGCAGACGCTGATAGCGATGGCGATGGCCTGCTCGCGTCGGTAGCCCTCGCCCATGAGTGTGCGGATGTTGTTGGACACGCAATCCTCGCCGCCTTGGTCAAGCGGCTTGGACTCGTAGCCCTTGGACGCCTGCACAGGCTCCGTGGCGGGTTCCTCATCCTGCGGCTCTACGGACGGCGCTGGCAGGCTCGGACGGCTCTGCGCGCCTCCCTGCGCCCCGAACAGACCGCCGAACGGCGACGGCGGCTGCGCGCTCGCGCCAAGTGGCTGGCCGCCCAGGTACAGGCGATCCGCCGCCGGGTCGGGCATGGGGTCGTAGCCAGCCTCCAGCCTCGCCTCGTTCGGCGTCATCCAGCCGCCTGCCACGGAGGTCTGCCGCTCGACCAGATCCTGCTGCCTGTCCGCTGGCACAGGGTTGTCATAAGCCAAGTAGCAGTCATCTTCCAGGTTGAACAGCGGCAGCAACTTGGCGTTCAGCGTTTCCTCGTCCAGGCGGCAGATCGGCGCGATGGTTGTCTCCCGCCACTGCGCGTAGCCAGACTTGGCCGCAGCCAGGTTCGGATCGTTTGCCTTGAGCATGGAGACAGGCACGCCGAAGATGGCCGCGATTTCCTCCACGACATCCTCGCGCCCCATCAAGTCCTTGGGCGGGAACGACAGTGGCTGCATCTCGACATCGCCGCTGATCGCCATGAACTTGCCGGACTTGCGCGTGCCTTGCAGCGCCTCGCGGACCTTGGTTTCAAAGCGGTCCAACTGCTCGCGCCCTGCGCCACCCTTCACAATGATGGCGTAATCTGGCCGCGCCATGTTCTCGTAAAAGGAGTAGTCCATCTCATGCATCGCCTCGGACTGCTGGATGACGCTCCACGCAGCCTCGACCTTGCCCAAGCCGTACAGCAGCGAGCGCGGGTTGGGGCGCTTGAAGTGGATCACCTCGTCAGGAGCAAAGTCCACCTCTGCCTGCGTGTCGATGCCGTAGCGGTAGCCGCCGACCAGACCCTCGACGGTCGGCAGGATCTTGACGCGATGGCTGGGCATGGTCCACAGTTCCACCGGGATATCCAGGGCGCTGTCGAACACGGGATGCAGGTAGGCGTTGCCCGTCAACTCAAGGAACAGGATGCGGGTCGTAGCCAGTCCGAACCCATCGTCAATGGAGTTGGCCTTGCGCAGCACCTCCAGCACCGGGTGGTCCGTGGCGACCTCCTCAAAGTCGCCTGCCATCGCCTTGCGCATGACCCGGTGCGATGGCTTGTGCGTGGTGTCGCCGCACAGGTACGCCTTGCGGCTGCGCGGCACGGGGCGAGTCTCGTACAACTTGCGACCCGGTCGGCTGCGGACGTAGAGGCGCAGCGGATTGGCCGCGACGGCCTGCGCGTTCAGGGTGGCAGCCGCGTACACCCAACTGCAGTACATGCGCACCGCCGCGCTGTAGTTGAACGGCGGCTGCTTGGGGCGTCCGCTCTTGTCCAATACGGACAGGCTGGCGTCCATGTACTGCGCTGGTGTGTCCTGCCGCTTGAGCCGAAGGAAGTCGAGGATGCCCATGCGCTAGAAGATCCTGATATCGAGGGTGTTAATGCTCGCGTACGACAGGTGACGAACCGCCAGCGCCAGGGCGCACACACCGTCATCATGCAAGCCTGGTGGCGCTTCATAGCGTACGCCTGTGCGCGTGTGTTCGTAGCCAAAGGCTTCCAACTCCGCTCGTAGCCAGCCATCCGGCACACGGATCCGCTGCTGCTGGATGGCGGCGGCCAAGCCTTCCATCAACTGCTGCTTGCTGCCTGCCGTGAACTTGAATCCCTCCACGCAGGGCAGCGTCCGTTGCAGATCCTCCACGATGGGATCGCCCACGCCTGTGCTGTCGATCAGGGCTGGCAACTCTCCAATCATCCTGGTCAGTTTGGCCTTTGTGTCCGACCACTGCCCCTGCCACCGCTCTAGTGCCACTACTGACCCATTAGCGTCCAATCCGACCGCAACTGTCCAGTCTTGGCTCTTTGCGAGGTCTACGCCCCAAACGGCTACCGCCCCCTCCTGCATGGGCGCGATGCACTTGGCGATAGCGTCAATGCCGAATGGGTTGCCACCATCGTCGGATGGCTCGGCCAAGTACAACTCCCTGAACACGGATCGCGGCAAGTCGCGCTCGGCGGCCTCCACTTCCTCCCGCGTAATAACCTTGCCCTCTACGGCGTCCCATGCCGTCAGGCGGTGGTAGGCCACATCCCCGTCCGGGTTCTGCAAGGCGCGCTGCGCCATGTGATGCACCCAGTTGCGCCTGCCGCGCACGTTGCCGATTATCCGCACCGGGCCGCTGGTAGCAGTCAGTGTCGAGCGGACGGCGTGCCAGACATCCTCGCGCATGCGAGTGGCCTCGTCCAGCACTGCCGACCACACATCCTCGCCGTACAGGTTGTCGGCATCGTCGCCAGACTTAAACCACACCTTTGCGCCGTTAGCGAGCCGTACCCATCGCTGGCTGTCGTGCGCCTCCCAGAAACGCTTGGTAGGGTCAGCCTGCCGCATCCAGCCCTTCATGCGCTCAAACGCAATGCCGGACTGGGAGTAGACCGGGGCTACCCACCAGTGCATCGCGTCCGGCTTGCCGTTCCAAGCCTTCTCCAGTTGCCACGCCATGCAACCTACGGTCTTGCCGCACTTCGTGGCGGCTTCGATCACACAGATGCGCTTGGGATCGTCTATGGCTTCCTTCTGCCGCTGGTACAGGAGCGGGAGCGCCAGCCGTGCCTTCATGCGTCAGTCCCGCGCTTGCAGGCGGATCGGCAGCAGTTCCACGATCTCGGTGGCCTGCCCCTCGTCCAGGCGTTCGGTGCGGTCTGCCACGCTGTAGGTGTCCACATTGTCCTTGTGCATGGTGGTCAGCAACTTGATCGCGGCCAACTTCTCGCGTGCGGTGGTGGCATTGGTCAGGATGTTGACCACGACCTTGGGCAGCGTGACGTATATCTCTTCGGGGATCTGCCAGCCGCGCAGGATGGCACGCCGCAGCAGGCGCAGGTCGCCGCGTGGCTTCTCTGGGCGCACCAGTTCAGAGGCTCCCCTACCCTCGGCATCAGCCGGGTTTGCGTTGTCGCTTTCCGTGTCCATCCCGGAACGATACGGCATCAGTCAGGCTTGCGAATGCTGTCGCGCACAATCCTTGGCGCAGCAGCATTCCAGTTAACCATGTGGTGGAATCGCGGAGCCACATGCTCTGCCCTGTAGTCCGCGAGCGTGCTGACCTTGACGCACGATGGCGCGTACATGACCGAGTAGAACGACTTGACGTAAGTGCCGAACTTTCGGTAGATGTCGGTTGCGCCCCCAGCATTTGCCTGGGTCTGTATCTGCGTCAGCATGAGTTGCATGACCGTAAGGAACAGCGCGCCTCTCCTGCCATGCGTAAGGACTGTATTGACGTCCTCGTTCATAAGCCCGACAAACTGAAACGGCCTGTCGGTGCAGCAGATCCACGAGTTCATCACCTTACGCCTGAACATGATGCTGTTGCCGTTGGACCTGCTGCCGAGCATCTGCGATCCACCGCCAATCCAATCTCCACCCTGGCTTGTCGCGACTGAATGCAGCGGAACATGCCTCATCAGGTCGACAAGGTGCTTCAGTGCCTCGTTGAATGTCTTGCGTACTGACACGCTTTCTCGCAAATACATTCCGTCTGAACCCAGGCGATAGCAGAATCCTGTGTAGTCATCATCCAGTTGCATGAAGTAGCGAACACCCACTTGCCTCGCTAGTTCCCAGCATGCGTTACGCGCAAAGAGAATTGACCTGCGATCCCCGAAGTTGTTGCCCTCATCGATCCGTGAGGCCATATCTCGCTTGCAGAACATCAGAACCTTGTCGCCAAATCTCTTTCGGTATTCGTCGCCCTGCTTGTCCTCGTCATCAATGACGATGTAGAGCCTGCCGTCATAGCCAAATCGCTGAAGAAGGTCAAACGTGACAACGCGATCTGACCTGCCGTGAGTCAGAATAAAGATCGCAAAGTCATTCATCTTCATCTCCTTCGATCTTGGCAAGCATTCCCATCTCCTTCGTGATGTGTATCAGGCCGTTCTCCAGCGCCTTGTCGAAGTCGATAATTACAAGCGCGCTGTCTTCCATAAGGCGCTGCATGTCGGCGCTGGCGTGCGCGTAGTACTCCGCGATGGCGCTGAAGTTGAACACGGTGTGCCGCTCTGCCGCAGATGCCAGGAAGTCGCGCACCTCGTCAGGCATGTCCGCATTGGCGATCTCCTCAAGCAGTTTGAGCGTCTTGGCGCGATCCATGAGCGCAGACACTGGCGGACAGTCCCCGGTGGGCTGGTATATGGGCAACTCCATCTTGGCCGTGTACGGGTTGTCTGCCTGCGTGGTTACGTCCTGCGCCATTGCCTCCAGTTCCTTGGCGTCGTAGCCAGCCGCATCGCGCAGTGTCTCGTCCTCTGCGGCAATGGCCTTGAGTTGCTGCATAAGTGCGGCATCGTCCCAGGTAGCAAGTTCTGCTGTGCGATTGTCCGCAATAGCAAACGCCGTGGCTTCAGCACCTTTCAGATGCGTTCGCACAATGTCGACATGCTTCCAGCCCAGTGCCTTCATTGCCTGATAGCGCCCATTGCCTGCGCGAATGACGTTGTCCTGATCCACGATCAGCGGATGCTGCTGCCCAAACCTTGCAAGCGATGCCTTGATTGCGTCGATGTTGCGCTCGTCGTGCAAGCGCACGTTGGCTGGATCAGGAACGATGCTTCCGATGTCTACTCGCTGGATGTCCATGCTGCGCACGATACATACGACAGCGCCCACACCATCAAGGCGTGGGCGCGTGTCGCTTCCGGGGGGGTTGTCTAGGTCAGTTCTTCTTGAACAGGCTGTTGATCGGCACGACGTTGCCGACCACATAGCCGATCACGCCGCACAGCAGCGCGAACCAGATGGATCCAAGGAACGACGAGAAGTCAGCGAGAAGGTGCATTGGGTAGTGTCTCCAGCGTTGCGCGTGCGATCCGTAGCGCACGCTCCAGATCGACTAGGGCGATGGTAGCGGAAAGCGCCTGGTCCGGCACGCCCTCCATGATGATCGTGACCGACGTTCCCATGTAGGGGTCGATCTGCATGGACAGGCTGCGCGTGCCTGTGCCGCATGGGTCGAACCCAAATACGGGCCAGTTCACCTCTGCCCATGCGCTGCCGTCAGCCGACAGTTCAGGCTGGATGCGCGCCTTGGCTGCCTTGACTCTGTCGCTTTCGCTCATCCTGCGCCTTTCGGTACGCGATGTCAAACATGGGGTCTGCAGCGCGCCGTGCCGCAATGTACTCGCGGATGCCCTCGGCGCTTGCCTCGTCCATGACCTTGGCGGCCAGGTCCGCGTCCCGCATCTGCCTGCGGGGGACTAGCCCCGTGACGCCTGCCAGCAGCGTCCGAAGGAACTGCCCGATGCCCGTCATCCACAGCAGCGCCACGATGCCGACGATGGCAAGCGCCACCGCGCCGTAGGTCAGCATGGTGGCCCACCACGGGACAACGTCCTTGACCCCTGGCAGCGCCTGCACGATGGCCTCGGTCGCCCCGATGATGGCGCGCTGTTCGCCCGCCCCCCCCTGCGCCTCCGTGACAATTCGTCGATCACCAGCCGTAACCCCATACGTTTCGACACGGGCGAACCTGTCCAGGCTGCTTTCGGCGTTGGATCGGATCACGCCCGATGCATCGGCGATCCGGGCTGCCGGACTGCACCCGACCGCAAAAAGGGTAGCGGCGAGGTACAGGCAGCGTATGACAGACAGGCTACGCACCGAACTTCACGAACCGGGTCAAGATCGCCACGATGCCGCCGACCACGGCAGCAGCCCCCAGCATCCGATGCTTGTACCCCTCGACATCATGCACGCGAGCCTCCAGCCGCTGGATGGCCCCGGCCAGTTCGTCCTGCCGCGCAAGCAGCGAGTCCACCTTGCCCTCCAAGCGCCCGATGGCAAGCATGATGGACGCGAGTTCGGATTCCGTGGTCTGGGTCATGTCTGGTGGCACTCCGTCAGGCTGGGATGAGTTCGATGCGGGGGCGGGATGTCTCAACCTTATTCCGCCGATGCCGCTCGACGCTCAACCGCATCCAGTAGCCGCCGTCCGGCTTGGGCGGCCCTCCGCGCTCGATGTGCCAGCCGCCCTTGCCCTCGCCATACTCGTCCTTGTATGTCCCGACCCGAACGTGGTGCTGGATCTTGCGCTCCACCTTGAACGAGCCGTTGGTGTGCAGGATCTCCTGCGCGATCTCCAGCGACCACCGCTCATGGACATGGCCGCACACCACGACATCCGCGCCGGGGATGAACGACGCTTGCCGCCGGACGCGCAGCGTGTCAAACGACATCAGGCCGCCGCCGCCTGACCCGTGGAAATACTTGAGCGCCAGCGTGGTGTTGCGGTTCTGGACGTTGAGCGTGAAGTGGACCCATCCGCCGTAGCCGCCTGCCACGATGCTGGTCCCGGCCTTGGTGTTGATGCGCTCAACCAGCCGCGTGGTAAGGCACGTTTCATTTTTTTTGCGCACCGCTGTCTCGTGATTGCCCTCGCCGATCACCACGATGTTGCTGGCGTACGGCAGCAGGAAGTCGGCGTTGTGCCGCACCAGGCTGTCGAAGTAGTCGGAGGCCATCGCGTGTTCCGGTCGCGTCACGCCATGCTTGACCATGCGCGGATCGGCCTTTCCGCCCATCGCGCAGAACAGGTCGCCGACATCGACCACTAGCGCGTCGCGCTCAAGCGCCTCGTCAAGGTGCTTGCGCTGCAGGTCGTGGTCGCTGTGCGGGTTGTCGTGGTGCGCGTCGCCGCGCAGCAGCACCCACAGGCAGTCGTTCACGGTCGGCAGGTCAGCCCATACACGGGTGATGGTCGGCGCGACCTGCTTGTGCCGCCATGTGCGTGGCTTGCCCGTGCGCGTCATCATGCGTCCTCCCATTCAAGGCTGTCAGCCGCGCTCACGCGCAGTTCCCGCACGGTGATGCGCGCCCCTGGCTGCTCGCTCGGATGCGCGTAGATCTTCGCCACCCACTGCTCCACGATTGTGGCATCGTCGGCCCACGCAATGCCCGTCAGCGCGTCCTCGGTGCTACGCAGATACTTGGTGAGGTCCGGGCGCGACACCGGGAACACCGGGCTGCTGCGGCGCAACTTGCCCTGCCTGTTCAGGTGGCTGGCTGGGCGCGGGACGCGGAACAGGATCGTGAGCGCCAGCGGCGGGTTTAGCGGCTCCTGCCCCTCCATCGCCTCGCGCCCTGCCGCTGCGACGGCTGCGCGCCACTCCTTGGTCCGCTTGCCCCCTGCGTCAACGATCATGATGCGTCCAGTCCTGCGGTTCGGGAACGCGGACTTGCTGCCGCCCGGTGCAGGCGTGCCGACTACGTCAAACACGATGCGCGGCAACTTGTGCGGGGTCATTCGTCGGTGACCTGTATCGGCATGCCCCGGTCGCGCAGTTCACGGAATGTCTCGTCCGTGCAACGCTGGGCGACGATCTCCAGCGCCTCCTCGTCCAGCGCAAGGTGCGCCAGGTGCGCGTCGGTTGCCTCGCCCGCCATCCATGACACGCAGATGGCGCGGATGCGCGCAAGGCGCTGCGCGTCGAGCGCCTGCGACTGCCAGCGGTCGCGCTCGTCCTCCAGTTGCTGCACGCGCCGCGCAAGGATCGTGTGCAGTTCGGCGTGCGTCATGCGTCAGCCTATGCCGATGCGCGCAGCGGTATCGCGCTTGAGCCTTTCCAATGCCTCGGTGCGCCTCCGTGCGCACCGCAGCGCGGCCATGCGCTCGGCATCGGTCTGCCTGCCCATCATCGCTGCGCGGATCGTGGCGCGATGCAGCGCGGCGACGGTGCAGGGTCGTGTGTGCGGGTCATGCACGCCGGGAATCTACCCGCGTGCCGCCCGTGGCTGTCAAGCGTGCGGTACGGTCATCTGCATGATCTTGGCAAGGTCGTACGGGCCGAAGCCGTTGCACAGCGCATTCCGTTCGATCAGCCTGCCGTCCGGCTCTTCCCATCCGTACCAGATTGTGGTGGTGTCCCAGGTGAACCACATCGTGCCGTAGCGATCCACGGCTATGTAGCCACGGGGCGTCCTTGCGATTGCAAAGCCCTTTGCCTGCAGCAGTCCTGCGATCTCCTTCATGGTGTCTCCTTTCGCTTGCGGTGAATGCGGTCAGCCCAGCCCAGGTTGGGCAGGATCGGGTAGTGCCGCAGCAGCCGCCGCGCCTGCTGCCGGATCGCTGCCGGAACCCTCGGCGTCAGCCTTGGGTCCAGCAACTCAAACATGAACTGGCGCACTGCGTCAATGGCTCGCGCTTCCTCGTCGGGTAGGGTCATCGTGCATCCCCAAAGCAGTCCCACCCGCGATGCTTCGCGTACTTGTATTCATCCCCATACGCCCCCATCAGATTCCTGCACAGTTCCCGCCTTGCCTCGTCGCGCTCATTGCGTAGCCGTTCAATCTCGTAGATCGCTAGTTTCGCAGCCATTGCTATACGAAGATCGCCACACGCGGCATCGCTGCATTGGAGCCTTCGTAGCGTTTCGATGATGTCGCTCATCGCGCCTCCTGCACGCGCAGGTCGGTGGCGCGGATCTCCCTGCCGATCACGACTTCATGCGGCGCGGCAATACCCAGCCTCATACGCCCGTTGACCGTGCGCACGACGGTCAGCGACGCCAGAAGCCTGCCTGCCTGGTCGCGCAGCACAACCCTCTCCTTGGGGCGCATTGTCAGCACCAGCATTCCCAGTTCGTCATTCATGCGCCACCGCCCTGCTTCAGTCTCCAGACCTTGATGGCGCGTGCATGTGTGGACACGCGCTGCGATGTCACCACCTGGCCAGTCCACACGAACGGGCCACGGAACACGCTGCCGCTGGCGTTGCCTAGCGCCGCGTAGTCCATGCCGTTCGCTGCCATGCGTGCCGCAACGTCATCTGCCGTGACACTGCCTCGCTGCAAAGCCACTTCCATTGCAATGCGCTTGGCCTCGGCAAGTAGACCTGGCCGCGCTGCCGCAGCCCTTGCCATGCCTGCCTCGCGCTCGACAATCGCAGCAGCGGCGTCAAACAGCGGAGCCTCAATCCCAAACAGCCGACCGCCCATGTACTCCCTCATTGCATCGCCTCCCTGTCCATGCTGACGTTCTCGCAGAACTCCGCGAGAAGCGCCAGGTTCGGCAGGATCAGGTCGCGTGCGATGGCATCGGACGAGGCGTTGTCCTCAAGCCGCATGACAGTGGACCGCAGCAGGCGGATGCGCGATGCGACATCGACCTGCAGCGTGTCCCAGTTGGCGCGCTTGAGTTGGGCGATGCTGGTGGTGGTTTCCTTCGGCATGGTCAGTCGCCTCCCTTGTACGACTCGCGTGCAGTTTGCTCCAGCACATCAAAGCAGTCCCAGCCGCGCTGCTTGGCGTACTCGCGCTGATCCTCGGCGGTATCCGCCTCATACGCGCAGACCTCACGGCGTGCCTCGTTGCGCTCGTTCATCCACCGCTCTGCAATTTCCCACACCGTGCGCAATCGCATGTCGTTTCGCTCAATCTCATTTGCGGCCTCCAGCAATTCTTCAAACGACAGAAACTTTCCAGATTCCGGATGCCTGTTCACATCGGCGAATTCACGCAGTCGCTCAACAATTCGATTCTTCACGCGCCACCCCCAAACTGCGGATCGAACGCCTTGACGATGCGCTTGGCGGAACCCGTCTTCACGTCCTTCGCCTCGGCTGTCTCAAACAGTGTGTCAAAGCGCTGCCCTAGCGTGGTCCGGCACGCACCGGGCTTCCATGCACCACTCGCCAGGTGTTCAGCCATCAGCGTCTCGTCGCCGCCTGTCGCCTCAAGGATCGCGCCAAGCGTCGCGACGTTATCCAAGCACTTGTATGAACGGTCCACGCCCACATACAGCCTTTTTCCGTTCCCCATGTCGATGTCGCCGAACAGGTCGATGTTCTCGACCAGCGCGGCCTCGACCTCTGCGCGGAACTCGCGCACCTTCGTTGCCAGTTCGGACAGGGCGCTGCGGATGTCCAGCAGCCCCTCACGGCTGGACAGTTCACGGCTGTCCAGCGCCACATATGCGTCAGTCAACTGCTCAAGGCTTCTTGCCATTGGATCTCTCCTGCTGATTCAAATACTCGGCATGAACGGTCAGCACCGCCATGCGAGGCCACTCCCGGAATTGGGGTGGCAGTTTCTGCGTGACGAACCCGATGGACCGGAGTCGGTCCACCATGCTTGCCACACGCTCTCGGGGCAGGTCAGCCAGCACGCGGCGCGCATGCTCGACTTCCTGCCGTGTTTCCAGTTCGCTGTATGGATCGTCGCGTACGTCGATGGCGCAGCAGTTGCCGCGCATCTGGCGCGCCAGCGCCTCGGCCTCGGCACGCGACTGCACGCGGCAGCCGTACCAGGCGTTAGGGACGTTGTGCTTGCTGGTGCGCGTCCATGACACATGCCAGGTCGCCGTCGCGTTCTGCCGCGACTCGTTCGGCTCGGGATGCTGCTGCGCGGTCAGTTCGCCGCAGCGCGCCAGCACCCACTTCAACTCCGGCTCGCGGCTGGTGTACATGGCGCGCACTTCCTTCAGCGCCTGCCGCACGATGTGCTGCTTCAGCCCCTTCAGCCGCTCTATCCAGACCTCTCGCAGAGCAGGCGTCCACGCGAAGTGCGTCCACAACTGCTCGGCCAGCGCGATGTTGTCCGCGACACTCTCCTGGCGCTCGTTCATTGTCCTAGCCTCCACCGAAACTCTGGCAGCGTGAACCCGTCCGTAGGTCCGCTGTGCGCGCAATCATACCGCTCGTATACGAAATCCGCAAGCCCCCATACGGTCACTTTGTGGGATTTCCTGCCGACACGCTCCCCGACTCCGCAGACGATGCCAAGCATGGCGAGCCGCTTCATCGCGTTGCTGGCCTGCCGCTCGGACAGCGACAGTTCCTGCGCGACCTCGCCAACGGTCAGCGGTCGCCGACGCAGGACGCCGATCACCTGCGCCTTGAGAAGCACGGCGCTCATATGCACCACTCCCCGTTTTTCTTGCGCCAGATCGCTGGCTCCCTCGGCTTGCCCTCGGGGCTGAAGAACAACTTGCGGTCATCCGGGTGGACATCCTCGGGTATGTGGGACTCGTCGCGCTGCCGTCCGGACTTGGCCTTGGCCTGCGCCTCCACTGCCCAACGCTGGCTCCTGGCGAACCATGCCACCAGCATCTTGCGCCAGTTCCGCGTCGCCTGCTTGGACGGGACCGACCGGACATGCTCGGCGCAGCGCACAATGTCCGGTTCGATGTCAACCAGCGGATACGCCTTGCGCCACCGCTCTAGGTCTTCGTCCGTATACCCAGTGAATCCATCGGACATGCTCCACCGGAGTGGGTCGGGAGCGCGGCGCTTGCGCCGCCTTGGTTCTGCCTCTGCTTCTGTTTCTGCTTCTGTTTCTGTTTCTGCTTCTGTTTCTTTATAGCAATGCTCCAGCACTGCTCCAGCACTGCTCGGGCGCTGCTCTAGCAATGCTCCAGCACTACTCCGATTGGCCTTGGCCTTGCCTCCGCGACGGGCAATCTCGGCCCGGTGGTCGGCATCAGACCGCTCGGACAGCAACCTGCGATTGACCAGCCAGCCATCCTCGACGGCAAAGTGCTGCATTAACTCGCGGTAGATGCGCTCTGTAACTGCCGGGATCATTTCAGATAACTCGGCTAGATCCGCAGGAAGCCTGCGTCCATGCCACTGCATGCACAGCATGTCCACATACACGCCCTTGGCGGCTGCGCTCATCCCGGATGTTCCGATGAACCAATCGCCTGGATAGAACTTGAACCAACGCATCGTGTCAGCCATTGCCGACCTCCATTCGGACCGTTATGATGTCAGTGGCGCGTAGTCCATTCCGCGCCCCTGCGCCAGCCGCTAGACACGGCGTGGCCGCCCCAAGATACCCGACCCGGCAGGACTCCGCTTGCGCCTGCCGGGTCGGGTAGTTGGCTAGCCAATCTTGCCCAGCGCGGCCCTTGCCGCCTTCAGAACGACATCGCGCTCCTTCAGCCGCTCAAACGCGGCGATACGAGCCTGACACGCCGCCTTGCCGCAGCGCAGCCTGCGTCCCAACTGCGCGTACGAGACTCGGCAGAGCCTGTACAGGACTCCAGCGATGATCTGCCGTGCGATCACGGCGTCCGGCTCCCGGGTCGCCGATGCAGCGCGCTTGGGGTCGATCCCAAGCGACTGGATGGCTACCTGCGCGGCCAGTGTCGCCGCCTCCACTTGAACATTCCTCGGCCCTTCTCTAATTCGTGCGAGAGATTCAGAAAGGGACATCGGTGTCCTCCACGGCTACTGGCGACGCCAGCGAAACGTCCACCAGATCCTGCCCGTATTGGCTCGTCCTCGTCCTGATG